ATGATGAATAACATCTCCTTCAAAAAATAATGCTACATGATTTAAAGTTGGGTGCAAAATGCTCATAAGTAACACATCTCCATCTTGTAGTTTTTCATCGGGTCTTAGTTCTCTAAAGTTAGTTCGCCAAGCACAGTCCTCAAACAAAGGTTTATTATTGAATTCTTCTAATGTTGTAGGTCTTTCCCAATCTCTAAGCTCAATATTTCGTTCTTCTTTATACCAATCTCTTACTAAACTCCAGCAGTCTGTTATACCCCATACCCATTGACGACCCAATAAAGGCGGCTTGTATCCACATGGTTCTAAATATGCCCATTGTTCTGTCTTTGGATTAACAATATACCAAGGTAAATTACTATCCTCGCAACTAATTTTATCTGCCTGACTAGGATCAGGCGGGGTGATGGGGTGACTGTGAACTACTCCAACTATTTCGCCAGTATTATCTGCCTTTACATAATCTTCTGGGTCGATAATAAAACATTGATGATCTGTCATTGAAAGATTACGACAAGGAAAATATCTTTCTTTACCTTTTATATTCAACAACAAGCCACAAGATTCTTTAGGATCTTCTCGTTGTGCATGAAGTAATGCTTTATATTTCCAGGTCATGCTACAAACGTACCAATAGAGGGGAATATGGATCTAGTGCATTGTCTTTTTGGAATCCTAACTCCTGCTAAATCTGTAGGGGCAGCAAGTTCAAATTCAACAATTTCTCTAGTTTCTATTGCTTTACGGTCTATTGCGTACACCTCTTGAGGAAACTCAGCAGTTGGATCGGCAGTTGCATTTGTTCCGTCAGCAAAATTAACAGCGTCAATAAACTTAGCTAATGTTCTAATTCTTGTTACTGTAGCTCCTGTTAAATCATTACCTGTTGTTGTTTCATTTACGGATAAAAGTATTGATGAAATTAATCCTGTTGCATTACTGATACTTATTTTTGGTCTGGGTAGTTGCCCTTTTTGAAAAGCAAAGCCTGATGCCTGTATTGGAAATCTTAAGTACTCATTAGTTGCCCAGACTATTTTGCCGTTTGCATTTAAATTACTTCCAGCATGAAATCTATAGATAGTATTCGCACCATGTAATGCTGTGGATAGTTGCAATGTAAACAGTTCAATAATTGCTGACGGGTTTATATCCTGTAGGCTGCTAAATACTGATGCGTTTACTGACATTATGATGCTGGTTCAAATACTTGTCTGAAAGTTGCCTGAATCGTAGCCCTATTTTTATATGGTATTGATTTACTCCAGTTTTCGCAAACAAATTTAAAGTTAGAAGCAGTTTCTCCAGGTAAATAATCTGCAGGAAAATCAAAACTATCACTATCATTTGCTCTGGCATCTAAAAATGTTTCTATAGTATCTGCGTCTGTTTCTGATACGTTATAAGTAAAATTAAAAACTTTTGGATTTTGATGTTGTGCGAGACCAAATAATAATCTGTGTTCGTAACCGTCAGCGAAGCGAATAGTACGAGTTAATGGTGCAGATCTTTTTTGTTGACCATAGGTAGGTTTTATTGAAGGGAACGTAGACATTATGCGAGTAATCCTCCTGGTCTTTTCTGTTGTATTATTTCAGATTGTACTGCAACCGATATAAGACGACCAAGTTCTCTACTTTGCTCTTCATCTCCTTCAACAGAAGATCCAGAAGCATCTACATTTACTACAACATTTGTTGATCCTCCAAGAGCATGGTTTGGTGTAATTGTTCCAGATACACCTGGAGTAAATACTTCTGGACCTTTTTCTCCTACAACATAAGGTTTTCCTCCTGATACTGGACCGCCAGCAGCTTTAAATCCTAAAAACTTAAATAAACCTCCAGTAACAGTATTTCCTCCTGCGTTACCAAATAACATTTGATTTAAGGCTATATCTAGAAATCTATCTGCCACGTTACTTGCTAAATCTGCAAGAGTTGAAGTACCTTTTATGAGTCCTTTTATTCCATCTTTTATATCATTCTGTATTGTTGATTTTAGTTTATCAAAGGCATCTAATGTTTCGATTGCAGCTTGATTTAAGTCATGCGTTGCTTCTTCAGTTTCTCTAATTCCGTCTATTATGTTGTCTTGTTCATTAAAGTGTCAAGTCTTGCTTTATCTAACGGATCAAGTTTACCTACTTCTTTTTGTTTTTCTAATAACTTATCTATCTCAGCTTGTAAAGCATCTTTCCCTTTAGTTGCTTGTTTCTCTAATTCAGCTATTGTTTTTGCAATTTCAGGATTTAGTCCTTCTCGTCTAAGTTCAATTATTCGTTCTGTCATATCTCTTTCTTCGCCTACTTTTTTAGCTGCTTGGTCAAATTTTTCTGTTAATGTAGCTGCCTCTATTTCTGTATTTATAATTGTTGCTAATATTGCTTCTCTAGCTGCAAGTTCATTGAGTGCTTCTTTAGCACTTAGTTTTAAAACTTTTCTGCTGTTTCCATGTCCTTTATAATCGTATGCATTTTCCATAATCTTTTCCTTTTCTGCTTGTAAAGCTAACGCACGAGGGTCGTCTAGTGCCCTTGCATCAGAAAGGGTTTGAGCTACATCAGCATCTCTAAGACTTTTTTCATAGCCTGTTATTTTTACTAAGAAATTTAGAATTGATGCTGTAAATGCCTGTACTTTGGCTACACCAGTAGCAAATTGATTATTTAAAATTCTTGTGGTTTCGCCAAATTTAGTTATTGACTCAACTCCATCATCTCCCACTCTGTTAGCCATAAGTTCCATAGTTGCGTTAAAGGCAGCATTTTTTCCTTGTGCCCTTTCAATTAGTTTTATCCGAGCTTCTTGTGCTGATCCTTGTAAACCTAATGCTTCTATTGCAGCTTGACTATTTTTAGTAAACGGACCAAGGGCTTTTCCTAAATCTCCGATAGCTTGCACAGCAGACTGTATGGCTTGAACTGCTGCTGTGGCTGCAATACCTCCTGCAAATCCACCCATTTGTCCAAACATTCCACCAATACCACCACCTAAAGCTCCTGCTGCTGCCACACCTGGACCTTGACCAAATAGTAAAGGAAAAGCTCCACTGATTAGAGCACTTTGTGTATCAAATCTTCTGCCTAAATTTCTAAATGTGTTTACGCTAGATCCTGCTGGTCCTCGTAATAGCTTGCCTGTTCTTCTATCAAAGTTCAGTGCAGACTGAGTTGGAAGAGACATACTATCGAACTGTGGTCCGTACTGGGCTGCTGTAAAACCTGTATCACCCCTCATTCTCTCTAATCTTTTTGCGTGGGCTGCTCCAGCTTTAGCAGATGCTTGGTTTGCTTTCATTGCGTCTTTTGCAAATTCAGCCGATCTCTGTTCTGCTTTAGCTTTTCGTTCTGTTTGTTTAGCTAATATGTCTGCGTCTTTTGCTGCTGCTCTCATTTCGGAGCTAGGAAGAGCAAGGAGACCTCCTTTTGAAGCTATTTTATCTGCCTTGTTTAATATTGGATTTATGCTTTTTGCAAACTGTCTAGTCTTTATTCCTAAATTTTTTACAAACTGTTCGTCAGCGTCATTTGTTAATAGACCTCGTTTACCACCTCCACCAACTCTTTTTACTTTTCCTACTTCTTCTACTTGCTTTTTTAGTCGTCTAAGTTGCTGATCTAATTTTTTAGTATCTAACTCTATATTTACTTTGTAATTAGCAGCCACGACTATTTATACTAAATAATTCTATATTAGCGTACTTTGCGAGTCTGGGCTTGTCTCTTAGCTCTTTCGTATGCTTCCTCTTCTCGTTCATTTTTAATATTAAAGTAAGCACTCCAAGCGTATAGTTCCTGTACAGACATTTTTTCTCTTATTTCTCTGTGTGTGTATCCTAGTTTTTCAGCAATAAAAAACTGTAGATATGTAAATGCGTCTTTATCTAATTTAGCTTTTTACGGCATCGGGGCTTTCCTCCTCGCCCACTCCCTGCATTTTACCCATTATGTCTAACAAAACTGACATTGGAATTTCTCTTCTAAGTGCTGGTAAATCTGCCGCTGAAAACATCTTTGCACCTGATTCATCTTCAGCTTTTGTAACAATTACCTGAAGAGCAAAATCAAGATTACCTTCTTCTTTACCCTTGTTCATAGCTATTAGTGTACTGTTTATTGTATCTCTATCAGCTATAGTTAGGGGCGACCAAAATACTTTTAAGATCAACTCCTCACCCTTAAAAATGGAGTAACTACTGCGTTCTTCGACACTAAAAGCCTGTCTTAGTTTGTCGATTGCTCTGGTTGTTGGCATAAAAAATTGTATCTATTCTTGTAGTATAGCTTAGTATGTTCCTGCTGGCTTGGTTGTCTTAGTCGTGAAACCTCTATTTAGTGCTAAGAACCCTTTATCTATATCTTTAAATATCTCTTTACTTTGCGTATAGACATCGTACCAGTTAGGAACATTGGGTCGAGGTGTTGTTCTAGCTCCCTCCTTAAACAAGGATTCATATTTTATTCTTGTGCCTTTTAGTTTTGCTTTATTAATTACAAAAGCTGCGTAATCTGTTTCGTTACCTATAAACACTGGACTTGTTAATGCTTGATATACTTTTTTACCTTGTTGACTTGAAGCTCTAAATATACTGCTAGGTAATCTGGGTAAGGCATCATCTTCTGGTATGAACTCCCCCTGCCTTGGTTTTGTAGCTTGCACTTCAGTTTCACTAACGATCCAGGATTCGGCAAAAGTTCCTGTCCAAAAAGGACTTCG